TTTGCCACAACCGACTACCAACTTGAACCGGTCAACCAAGTCCTCGACGGACTGTCATGGGTGTACACTCGCATCCGCGCAGTGGGCGACTATTTCTGGCCAATCTCAGGCGGCGAAGCACTCGTCAAAGTCACATCCAACCAATGGGGCTGGCCTGCCGTGCCAACACCGGTCACACAAGCTTGCGTCATCCAAGGCTCACGTATTTTCAAACGTCTCGACTCCCCACTTGGCGTCGCTGGCGTGGGAGACCTTGGTGTGATGCGCGTTAGCCGCGACCTCGACCCAGATGTTGCTGCGCTTGTCGCACAATACCGCAGAAGCCAGGTCTACGCTTAAATGGCCACCATTGCCGAGATTAGAAGCGGGCTCAAAACCAGACTAGCTACGATTTCAGGGTTGCGCACTACCGACACCGTCCCCGATGTCATCAACCCACCCGTCGCCATAGTGATGCCACAAACCGTCACCTATGATGAGACGATGAGAAGAGGATTGGCCACTTACACCTTCACCGTGATGGTTATAGTGGGCAGAGCATCCGAGAGGTCAGCGCAAACAGCGCTCGACTCCTTCGTTGCTCAAACCGGCGCAACAAGCGTCAAAGCCGCAATCGAGGGCGACAAAACCCTCGGTGGTAAGGTTTTTGACACCCGCGTGACGACCATGCGTTCGTATGGTTCGACCACACAGGGCGACGTGCTCTACCTGGCGACCGAGTTCACGGTACTCGTTTACGCCTCTTAACCCGAAAGGAACAACATGGCAAAGTTCGCAGCCACCGATTACGTTATCAAAATCAACGGCAACGACTTCTCAACCAACATGAACCAAGCCGAACTCACTATCGAAGCAGAAGACCTAGAGACCACAGCATTTGGTCAAGGCTTCCGTACTCGTATCGGTGGGCTAAAGCAAGCCTCAGTGACCTTGCAATTCATGCAAGACTTCGCCGGTGGTTCAATCGATGCAACACTTAACTCCTTGGTCGGCACAATCGCCACCGTGGTATTAATCCCAGCAGGAACCGCAATCTCAGCAACAAACCCATCCTATACAGCCAACTGCTTAGTGACCCAATACTCTCCAATGGCTTCATCCGTCGGAGACTTGGCGACCTTCAGCATCACCTGGCCGGTAAGTGGTACAGTGACCAGAGGGACAACAGCCTAATGAGACTCATTCTGCGCGTTGAATACGAAAACGGCACAGCCGAAGACGTAGTGTCCTCGGCTGCTGACCTAGTGGCCTTCGAAACCAAATACTCACGTTCCGTGGCAAAACTCGAAACCGAGATGCGTTTTACCGATTTGCTGTTCCTAGCTTGGCACAGCCTTTTTAGACGCAAAGCCACAGCGCTCGAGTTCGAGCCTTGGATTGAGACAGTGTCCTCAATCGGAGCCGGTGAAGAAGACCCAAAATCAAGCCGCTCGGAGACGAAAGCCAACACTGGTTCATAGCCTCTCTCGCTTGCGAGACAGGCATTGCCCCGAGCGCTCTACTTAACGAGTCCGACAGGATGCTGTTTACTATGGCGATGTATCTGCGTGCCAGAAACCAGCCGACTAACCGCAAAGGATAGCTACATGGTCGACATGACGCAAAAAGCTGCAATGGTGAGAATCGGCGACATCTATGGCGTCAAAGAAGCACTCCAGGCCCTGCAACAAATCGCCCCAGATTTGGCCAAAGAACTGCGCAAAAGAGCGGTCGACTCTGCACGTCACATCGAGGTGCAAATCTCTTTGGACCGCCCAACGGTGGCAGATGTCGGTAGCGGTTGGGCCCACCGAGGCCGAACAGCAATCGACGCTCCTTTGGAGTTTAAACGTAAGTTCGGCGGCCGCATCCACAAGGACGGTCGCAAAAGCCCCCTGCTTAAAATCCAAGTCTTAACACCAGGCATCGCGATAGCCGAGTTCGCAGGCGATACAGGTATCTATAACAGGAAACCTCGTTCGCGTGCTTACCGAGGCAGACCACAAGGTCACGCCCTGAACGACCAAGGTCGGTTTATGGCGGCCCGCCTCAGCGCAGGTGGTCGCGAACCAGGTCGTTATATCTGGCCAGCTGCTGAGAAAGCCCTGCCTGCTGCGCAAGCCGAGGCATTTAAAGCCGTGCAGGATGTTATGGAAGCAGCCAACATGAATATGGTCGTGCGATAGTGGCAATCACAATCCCGATTCTGACCCAGTTTAAAGGTCAGGGTCTAACTCAAGCAATCAACGAAATCAAACGAGCACAAGGTGCTTTCGGGAAGTTCGCCGCCAGCGGCAAGCTATTCCAAAGTGTTGGCACCTCACTCACCAAAAACATCACGCTTCCACTGGTCGCAGCAAGTGCCGCCATAAATAGCACCATCCAAGCAGCCAGCTCACTCCAAGAATCTCTCTCTAAAACCGAGGCCGTGTTCGGTCAGAACGCAGACCAAGTCAAGGCCTGGGCTCGTACCACCTCAGCCGCTTTCGGCGTAAACCAACAAGCCGCCCTCGAGGCAGCCGGCACCTACGGAAACCTATTTAAGGCCTTCGGTCTAAACGACAACCAAGCCCAAGGCATGTCAACCACACTGGTGGAACTTGCTGCCGACATGGCGTCCTTTAACAACGTACCAATCGAAGACGCACTGCTAGCGCTACGCTCCGGACTTTCTGGCGAGACCGAGCCATTAAAGCGTTTCGGCGTCGCGATAAACGACCAACGCCTCAAACTTAAAGCAGCAGAGCTAGGTCTTGGCACCTACACCGGCACACTGCCGGTCGCTATCAAAGTTCAAGCCGCTTACGCACTTATCATGCAAGACACCGCTTTGCAACAAGGCGACGTGGGACGAACCTCTGACCAGTTAGCTAACCAACAGAAGTTTCTAGCTGCCCAGGTGGCTGACCTTAGAGCCGAGTTCGGTACGGCTTTCCTGCCAATCATGCTGGAGCTGGTGACGGTCTTTCGCGAGCAAGTCATCCCAGTATTCCAACGTTTTACCGATTTTATGAAAAGCCTTTCGCCCGAGACCCTTAAAACAGCAGGCAAAATCGCCCTATTCGTCGGCGTTCTTGGTCCGATGCTGTTCGCAATCGGCAAAATCATCATCAGCATCGCAAACTTCAAAAAGGCGATGATTGCCCTTAACTTAACAATGGCAGCCAACCCAATCCTTCTGGTTGTCATGGCTGTGAGCGCTTTAATCGCCATTTTCGCGGTCGCCTATAAGAGTAATGAGAAGTTTCGTATCGGTGTAAATAAAATCGCAAACGCCGTCATCGGTTTCGTCGAAGGCGCAGTCGACTACGCCATTAAGTACATAAATCTTTACATCAAGGCCTTTAACCTGGTTATCAAAGCCGCAAACATCTTCGGCGCCGACCTCAGCGAAATCAGCGAACTTTCAAGCGTAACATTCAAACGTCTTAGCACAGTCGCACAAGCAACCAAAGAAGTCGGCGAAGAAGCCACCAATTCGGCAGATGCAATCGTCACCGATTACGTTCCAGCTTTTGACGACATGGGTCTCGCTGCTGAACAAGCCGGTAAACAGACAGACAAAGCCACAGAGGCCACCAAAAAGCTCAATGCTGAGATGAAGAAGACTCTGGTCGCTGCCCGTGACGCAGCCCAAGTCGTGGTCGACGACTTAGAGAAAGCACTTGACAGCGCAACCAGCAAACTGGACGACGCCAAAAACGCCTTCAACTCATTTAAAGACACAATCAAAGGCACCGTCACCTCCATACTTAACTTTGGCCGCGCAGTGGAAACAGGCGATTTCTTGTCTGGTCTGGTTGCCCAAGCAGCTGACGCCACAGCGTTCGCCGACAAAATCCGCAAGCTCATTGAGCTCGGGCTCTCAGAGAGAGCCTTGCGCCAGGTCCTTGATGCTGGTTTCGAAGCCGGCTCGGTCATCGCAGACAACATCATCGCAGGTGGCGCAACTGTAGTCCAGCAGGTCAATACTTTGGTCGACTCCGTGGCTCAGGTTGCAGACCATGTCGGCGAGTTTGGTGCACGCACCTTCTACCAAGCAGGCATCACCCAAGGCGAGTCACTGGTGGCCGGTATCCGTGCCGCATTGGACCAAGCACAAGCCGAGTTAAACGCTCGAATTGCAGCCCTCACCAGGTTTGAAGAAGGCCCGGCCACTTCAGGCGCTAGCGCAGGCGCACCGCCTACCGGAGGGTCACCAACTCAACTGCTTCCGAAGACACCAAAGCTCGATTTGTCCCGATTGACCCCCAAATCGGTGCAGAAAATCTCGGCTTTACCTTCCGCAGCAGCAAGGTCCTACACCGCCCTAGCCCAAGCGTTCGGAATTACGAAATTCGCTGAAGGCGGTATTGTTAACAAACCCATGATGGGCCTAGTCGGCGAAGCCGGACCAGAAGCCATCATCCCACTCAGCGGCCGCAACAGCGGACTGGGGAACACCTTCAACATCACCGTCAACGCAGGCATTGGAACAGACGGCGCAGCAGTCGGCCGTGTCATCGTAGACGCCATAAAGAAGTTCGAACGCACCAGCGGCCCAGTGTTTGCGAGTGCATAATGCCAGTTCCAAGCACAACCGTCGAAGTCGGGTTTGACCTCTCCGGCCTAGGTGGCCCGTTCTTTACCCTTGACGATTCAGTGCAAGGCGTACTCGATAACACCCAATTTACCCTCGGCGGCACGCTGTTCTATGACGTCACCGACCGAGTCCGCAACATCAGTGTGACCAGAGGCAAAAGCCGTGAGCTGGACCGTTTCACAGCAGGCCAGACCGTGGTCGAGTTCAACAACAACGACCGAGCCTTCGACCCCCTCTTTACGTCGTCACCGTTCTTCGGCCAAATCATCCCACGCCGCGATGTGCGTATCCAGGCCAACGGCTCAGCGGTGTTCTACGGCTATGTTGACGACTGGAACCTCAACTACTCAACCGACGGCCTTTCAACTTGCCGCATGGACGCCAGTGACGCCTTCACCATTTTGGCCCAACAGGCTCTCACCGGTGGCTCAGCCACCAGCCAGCTAACCGGCGCCAGGTTTAATGCTATCCTCGACCGCCCCGAAATCCAATGGCCAGCAACCCAGCGCGACATCGAAGTCGGACAGGAGACACTCCAAGCCGATTTTATCGAGCCAAACACCAATGTTTTGGAATACCTGCAACTGGTTAACAACTCCGAACCTGGCTCTTTCTTTGTCGGCGCCGAAGGTGACCTCACTTTCGTTGACCGCAGCGACGCCATATCCTCAACCGGTTTGCCGGTGTTCAGCGATGACGGCACAGGCATCCCGTTCGTAGAGCTGGGAGTCGTCTACGGCTCAGAACTGCTTTACAACCGCATCATCGTCTCGAGGCTCAACGGCGGCACCGCCATAGCTGACGACACAGACAGCCAAAACGCCTACGGCATCTCGGTTTTAGAAGTCGAAAACATACTAGTCGCGACGGACTCGGACGCTACTTCCTTGGCCTCGTACCTACTAGGTCAATACTCGGAGCCGGAGTACCGCTTCGAGACGCTCGGAGTGGCCTTGGAAGACCTCTCTGATGCCAACACGGCGACGGTGCTCGGTGTTGAACTTGGCGACGTCGTGCAGATTAAGTTTACCCCTAACGGTGTGGGGACTCAGATAGACAAGTACGCGAGGGTCATCGCCGTTGACCACTCAATCGTCACAGGCTCACATAGGCTTGTGTTCGGCTTCCAGACTCTTGACTACGCGTCATTTATACTTGACGACAGTGAGTTTGGTAAACTAGATACAGGAAGGTTAGGATTCTAATGGGCTCAGGATATAAAGCATTCACAGCTGGTGAGGTACTTACAGCCAGCGACGTGAACAACTACCTCATGGAGCAAAGCGTCATGGTATTTGGCGGCTCAGCTGCCCGTTCCAGCGCGATAGGTACAGCCAACTTTGAAGAGGGCATGGTCTCCTACCTCACTGACACAGATAAAGTCGAAGCCTACAACGGCACGAACTGGGTATCTGTTGCACCCACTTCGACCCAGGGCCTTACCCTGATTAATACGACTTCATTTAGTGGAGTATCCAGTCAATCAATCAATGATGTTTTTAGTGCAACTTATACAAATTATCAAGTATTAATAGAATTTAGACCAAGTGCAAACGCAGCAATAGATTTGCGTTTTAGAGTTGCAGGTGCAGATAATTCTACAAGTAATTACTCTAATGCTTTGTACAATTACACAAGTTCTGGTGGTGGTGGTGGACAGACTGCTGATAACGCTGTTTCTTATGCAAGAGTTGATGCTGGTTTTACAGGAACAGATGGTGTCACTTTTTTAACTATCTTTAATCCGTTTGCTACCCAAAAAACAAGTATCATTACAAGAACAGAAGGATTTGGAAGTTCTAATCCAATTTTAACAACTTCTTTTGGTGGCAATGTTTTTAATGCTACAACAAGTTTTACAGGATTCAGTTTGATAAGAAGTTCTGGGACATTTACTGGTTCGGTTTCCGTCTACGGCTTTAACATTTAGGAGGTAAAAATGGCAACTGAAAAGATTTTTATACAAATAGATAACGACAAGATTGAACTAACTGGTGCAGATAAAAATGATTTTATTGCAGACAGAGAAGAACGCGCTGTCCAATTTAGCCTACGCGAAGCCGAGTATGAGGCAAAGAAGCAACTTAGAATAGATGCGATTACCAAACTAGGTGCAGCATCTGGTCTATCTGAAGCAGAAATTAACTCAATACTAAATATTTAAGATTGATTCTATTTCTTCTGTTGTTAATCCTGAAGCCTGACCTA